ATACATGAGTTAGAAGATATGTATATAAAGCTTATAGAAGATGGTTATGAAGCAGAGATAGTGGAGGTGTAATAAAATGGCTAAGAAGTATGCAGATAAGTATTATACACCTCAAGTATTAGCAGATTATTGTATAGAAAAGACTAAAGAAGTAATAGGGGTAGATAATATAAGTAGTTGGATAGAGCCAAGTGCAGGTAATGGTAGATTTTCATTGAGACTTGATGGTTGTATAGCGTATGATATAGCCCCTGGTCATAATAGCATAATAAGGGGTAACTTTTTAGATGTTGTGTTGCCTTATAAGAAAGGAAGATGTATAATAGGCAACCCACCATTTGGAGCTAAAGGTGCTACTTTACTAATAAAGTTCTTTAAGAAGTCTATAGAAATAGGAGACTATGTAGCATGGGTATTACCTATAAGTCAGTATAATAATAAATCAACGTTATATGAGTTTGATTTAATACATAGTGAGAAGTTGCCTAAAGCAAAGTATAGTGATGTAGAATTAGACTGTTGTTTTAACATATATAAGAGACCTACAAGAGGTTTAAATAGTAAACCTAAAGTAGAGTTACTTAAAGATGTGGAAATAGTAAGGATGTTTGAAAAAGAGAAGAAAGAGTCTGATATAGATGAATATGATATAGTATTTTGTAAGTGGGGTACTATAGGTAAAATAAGTAGTAAAAATAAGAGATATGCGTCAGAGTTTGGTATAAAAGTAAAAAATAAAGCAATAAGGGGTAAAGTATTATATTTTATACAGACATATGATTGGTCTAAATTATGCAGTACTGGTACTGCATGTTTAACACAGCATAAATTAATAAGTATATTAAAAGAGAATATAGAAGGTATAAAATAGTAGTTATTTAAAAGTTAGTTAAAAAGGGGGTGCTAAAAAATGAAAGAGACGTTAAAAAATATAGAAGCATTCGAGTATTATTATACATTAGGCTCTAATAGGTCATACTCAGCTGTTGCGGAGTATATAGGGGTATCAAGGAGGACTATAGAGAAGTGGGGTAAGGCGTTAGGTTGGCAGAGTAGGGTAGAGCAAAGGGATAAAGAGAATGGCAAAAGGTTGGAAGAGATAACTGATGAAGCAATAATAGAGGAGAAATTAAGATATCATAAGATAATAAAGGTAGGTATAAACTCATTTTTAACGAATTTAAAAGAAGGTAAAGTAGATATAGATAATGTAAGGGACTTTTCGACTCTAGTAAAATTAGATTTATTATTATTAGAAGGTTTAAGTGTAACCAAAGAGGATGTTGATTCTACGATAGAATTTGTATTCAAGGGTGTTGGGGTTGATGTAGATGAAGAGGATTAGTATAGACTCATTAATACCTAAAAAGTATATAGAGGTAGTAGACGCCTATTTTAAGGATAAGTATACCTATTATGTGTTAAAAGGTGGTCGTGGTGGTTTAAAGTCCTCTATAGCCATCACATTAGGAGTATTAAATGTATTAAGGGGTAAAGGTAATACGATAGTAATAAGAAGGTATAAAAATACATTAAGGGGTAGTGTGTATGCCGAGGTACAAAAGGCTATAAATAGATTAGGGGTAAGTGAGAAATTTATATCGAAGGTAAGTCCATTAGAGTATGTATGTAAGTCAAATGGTTTAAAGATAACATTTGCTGGTTTGGACGATTCGACAAAGTTAAAGTCTAGTACAGTAGCCGAGGGTAATTATACGACTGTAATATATGAAGAGTGTCAAGAGATGGTTAAATCTGAGGTAGACAATACTAATATAACATTTGTTCGTAGTGAGGAGCATTGTAACTTAATATACTGTTATAACCCACCTCCATCTGCATTGAGTTGGGTAAATAAAGAATTAGGTGTAATAGGTGAAGATGATGATGATAAGATAGTATTAGATGTAAACTATATAGATGTTCCGAAGAAGTGGTTGGGTAAACAGTTCTTAAAGATGGCTGAACGTATGAAAAAGAATAACTATGATGGATACTTAAATGTATATTTAGGACAAGCTGTAGGTGGTCAAGGTGCTGTATTTAAGAATATAAGACAGTTAAAGGATAAATTAGAGTATGATAGTATAAGAAGGGGTTTAGACTTTGGTTTTGCACTTGATAATAATGCATATGTAGAGGTAAGTTATGATGCGAAAACGAATAGTTTGTATATAATAGATGAATTTGTAGGTAAAAGTGCAACATTAAAGACATTAGCGTATGAGATAAAGAAAAGAAATAAGTTTAATTTCAATGTATTTGCGGATTGTGCAGAGCCGAGGAGTATACATACATTAAACACTGATTTTAATTTAAGTGTAACACCTACGACTAAGGGTCAAGATAGTGTAAGACATGGTATACAGTGGTTGCAAGGTTTAGATAACATATATATATACATAGATAAGTGTCCTATATCTTATAAGGAGTTTATAGAATACGAGTATAAGAGGAATAAGATGGGTGAGTATATATCTGAGTTTGTGGATAAAGACAATCATTGTATAGATGCTGTAAGATATTCATTAAATGATGTAATATTATATTAGTCATATAAAAGACTTGAAAATTGAGTAAGAAATAGGTTATAAAGAAAGGGGGTGGAAAAGTGAGTGAGGTTTTAACTAGTTTAAGGTTTATAGAGGAACATTGTAAGTTTCCTCCATCTGTATGTGTCGATAGATTTAATTTATATGATTATAATGATGAGAGATTTAATGGTGTGTATAATAATGGTAGGAAATTAAGTGTAATGACACCAGAAGGTTTGGTTACATACGATTGGGCTATAATGAGTCAAAACTATTATGAGTTGGTAACAAATAAACTAATAGGTTTAGTATTAAATGACTATCCATCTATAAAACTAGACGGTGATATTGATTCTAAGACTGTGGTTGATTTGTTAGAAGATAGTGGTTTTTATGCTAATTTGAGTGTATTATTAAAGAACTACAGTGTATATGGTGATGGTGTAATAGAAGTATATACTGATAGTGAAGGGAATCCATGTACAAACGTTATAAATCCTATGTTGTGGTTTAAAGTAGTAGATAGTAAGAATATAAGTAAAGTAAAAAATCATGTATTATATCAGCCATTATACGAGGAGTACTTCGAAGCAGGTGAGTATAGTAATAGGTTAACTCATTGTAAGGTCATAGTGCATTATAAGGGGTATTTCGAGGAGAAGGTTTATACTTACTTAGGTGGTGAAGCATTAGGTAATAATGTAGAGTATATGGAGGATGATGGTACTATAATACCATTAGGGGGTAGGATAATAGAGACTGGTCTAAATGACTTTGCTATATATAGTATACATAATAGGATGCCATTAGGTGATGTTTATGGTGTGAGTGACTATAGAAAAATAGTAGATATAGTAGAGGAATTAGAGAAGAGATATACTTTATTATCTGCTTTAATAGATAAACATCAAGAGCCATTACTATTAGCACCTACTGATTTATTCGTACAAGATGAAAAAACTGGTGAAATGGTGTTTAAAGCCATAGGTAATAAAATACCTATAAGACCTAATTTAAATGGTGGTACTACGTTTGAGCCAAAGTATGTTGAATGGGACGGTAAGACTGAAAATACAGAGCGTCTAATAAAAGATTTAAAGGATGACTTGGCTACTATAACGGAGTTTGGTAAAGTGTACTTATATGGTGAATATAGTAATGCGAGTGGTGAGTCATTAAAAACTCAATTAAAAGGTGCATTAGATTTAGGTAAAAGGGTGTCAAAGAGTGTAAATAGCCCTATAAAGGATGTAATAAAAGCAATAGCCTATCTAGGGGGTATAGTATTAAAATCTAATCAAATAACTATAGAGTGGGAGACTGGTATAGCAGAGAGTGAGTTTATACAAAGTCAGACTATAAAAAATAGGGTTGAAAGTGGTACTATGAGTCGTAAAAGGGTAATACAACTATACGATGGTTTAAATGAAGAACAAGCTGATATAGAAGTAGAAGCTATTAAAAAAGAAAGGGGCGATTTAAGTAATGGAGATATTGAAGAAGATGTTGGGGTTGGAGAAGTACGAGGAATTAAAAAATTTATTAGGCGAAAAACTAGATAAATTTACGTCTTTATTTTCCGATACTAGTGTAGAAGATGTAGAAGTTATTCTTAAAGATGAAAAAAATGAAGATTCTAGTGTTGTCGATACTACTGATGAGTCTACAAAAGACGATATAGCAGATGAAGATAATGTAGATAGTGGTGGAGAAGAGGAGTATAAATCAGAAGAAGATGTAGAAGATGAAGATACTACTACTGATAATGAGGATGAAGGTGATTCTACTGATAGTGTTACTGAGTCTAAAATAGATTTAAATAGTATAGGTGATGAGAAAGTAAAGAACTATATACTAGAATTAGAAAATAAATTAAAAGAGTCTGAAGATAGTAAAATAACTGAGTCTATAAATAATGAAGTAATAAAATATGCAAAGAGTCATGGTATAATTAATGAATCTGATGTATTTAAGTTTATAGATATATCTAGTATAGAGGTAGCAGATGGTGTGCCTGTAGGTGTAAAAGAATTAATAAATGGGTTAAAAAAAGAGCGACCTTATTTATTTAAGGTAGGTAGTGCTAAGGGTGGTTTTAATCCTTCACCGAATGGTAACAATGTTGCCTTTGATAGTATGTCTATGGCTGATATACTAAAATATAACAGAGATAAAAGTACAAAAACAAATAAAAAATAGGGGGTAATAAGAGATGGCATTAACAAGAGAATTAATACAAAAACTAGCACCAGGTGCAATAGAAGCGAAGGCGGCAGAGCCGATCGTGACTGGGAAAC